GGGTATCCAAATGTAACACAGTGTAGAAATAACCATCCAGCAGGACCCCATACCTTTGTCATCATACCATTATCTACATTTGGGTCTTTACATTGCATATCGCAATTTACCCCATGTTGTGGACATTTACGATTAGATGTCATATATATATATATTTGAGGTTATAATTTTATTTAATTATAATAGCAGATACATTTAAATTGTAGTCGGAAAGACATCCGCTATACTCCTGGGATTGCCGGGGCAGCAGTGTCGATAATATCATTTACAACAGTGTCGTCTGTTTTCACCCCCTTTTTTTCAGGATACTCATTTTCATAGCACATATAGTGAATATTAAGTGGCGTTGAGCGCCCCAATCGTTGGGCTCTACCAATAACCTGTGTCTCTAAGTCAGCACTCATTCTATGATAGATATAAACCTCGTCTGTAAATTGCAGATTCATTCCCGCGCCGAAACAGTTTGCGTTTAATAACATGACTCTATATTCTTTATTTTTAAACTTATTAACAATGTTAGTGATCCGATTAGAAGAACCCGACATTATACCATATTTTATATCTAATTCTTTCAATTTAGTGGCAATTGTAGTAAATGATTCAGTATATTCCGAAAATATCATCACTCGGTAATCGGGACGGTCATTCAATAATTTTATTATTGTTTCTACTTTTGACGGAAGAACGCCGGTCGTTTGACCAGATACAATGTTTGTAGTGGGTGCTACTATTAAATTTAATTTTTTTATATCAAGATCTTTTCCCCGACATAATGGACATTCTTTTTCTTTACTATATTGTAGAGCCATTCCTATACAACTCAGACAAAATACATTTTTACAACATGGTGTTAATGCGGGGTCTTTTACGGGCGATGCGCAAATTGGACATATTTTATCATCACATCCACCTATGCGCTCCTCCATACCTCTTATTTTAGTTTCGATGCTGGTAATATGCGTCGAGCATGTTTGTATAGAACTCTTATATGATACCTGTGCGTTATATGTAACTTTTTTCTGTTCAACCAGGTCTTCCAGTAGCTCGGCATCTGCCATTTCTTTAGCATCACTTATGAGTAAGTTAAGTTGTTCAAGGCACCCCATTGTTTCGGACATAAACTCTTGTTTCTCTTTTATTTTCAATTTCATTTTATCAAGATCCGAACATAGTTTATCAGTTACTATTTTTAATATATCATCTTCGGTCCCCACATCACAACCCAGTAACGCTACAGCCGTTTTCGTATCTCCAGCATTAAGAGCCTTTAGTGCGTCTTTACTAATCGCGTTAGTGATTGCCAATAATCCTGGTGGAGTAAAACATTTATGATAATGGGTTATTGGGTCTGGTACATATATAGATTCTTTTAAAAATTTCCGGTTATTTCTAACAATTGCTTTAAAGATTCTACAACTATTATATCCTTTATAATAATGAGCGCCACCCGAATAGTCGACTGCGTGTAATAGTGAGTCTTTTATGAGTCCTGTCCCACGGATTCCATTTGAAAGCGTATGATAACAATTTTGAGTATTAGACCATTTACTTTTTTTAAACGGGTATAGCAAATTATTGATAGATGATGTCACTAACCACGTATATTTGCCATGAATTGTCGGAAATCCGGGTATATGGATAGAATCTGCTTCGTCGATAATTACACGTTGAAACATGTAGCCGTTTTTAGATGCCATTGGTGGTTTCTCTATTGTGACGAAACTATCACAATTAACAATATCACTATTCGCTTTCAAATACTCAAAATCTATTTCCTCTCGGAGTGTAGTTATTGTGTTTATTAATTTGTCAAACACGTCTTTACTTGGATTACTGTTAAAGTGGTCTTTAAATTCAAGTGACGCTAGTTTAAGTTTGTTACTAATCTCTTCACCGGTAAACGAAGTCCCGCCTAAGTTCACATTGGGACTATGTGTGGTTGAGGAGGTAGAGTCACATACTTCACCGTATATTTTATCTAAATTTCTTACGAAATCTTTTACCATGGTCGACTTCACGCATATAATATGATTTTCATTTAATACAGTGTCATATAGTGTCTTTGTAAGATTTGCTTGTTTTTTAGTCCCAATCGAATAACACTTAAGGGTGGTATGTTCGATAATATACGTAACCCATTGGTTATATATATTATGGGGTATAATTAACAAATTAGATTTAAATACGACTATATCATTTGAAACATTTACCCCTTTCATAACATAGTTTTGAGCTTCATATTTACTGAGTGTCTTCTTCGGAAGATAATACTTGTTCGACCATACAGATTTCACAAGAGGTCTCTGCGCAATTAATGACAAAATTGATAATGTTTTACCGCTTCCAACATTATCGCATAAAAACAGCAAATTCTTGGACGATATCAGTCTAAATGGATGATCCTCTCTGGCTATCATTTCGTAAAGCGTTCGTTGCTGGTGTTTCTTTAATTCTAAATTTACAAGTGGGGGAGTATTAATCGTATCTCCGTTTGGATGAATTGTTCCATATTTAATTATCTTTGTTATACATCTATCATATTGATTCCCGCTATTGTACGACACAGGTGTATATCCAGGACTACCGTTTGTCCCAGATACATTAACGCATATCAAATCGCGAACATTTGAAGTATCTGTAATTAATTTACAAATATCATATACATTTAAATTACCAGTCCAACTGTTTGTAGGAGTGGTCCCTGGTAAATAATCGCCCAATCCCTCTTCATCCTTCCAATCAGTAATATTCATTTAAATTTAATTTAATGAAAAATTAATACTCTTTATCAAATTTTTATTATTAATCGCGATATGTCCAGTATTAGTATTGCTATTCTTTTAATAATTCTATTGTAAAAAAAAATATCGCACTACATGGGACCATCTTTAAATAACACGACCATAATCCGCGATAAAACCCCTTTAGACCAGAATCTATGTAAGTTGTTTTTATCAAATCAGTATAACTTTTATAATTTTTATTACCCAACTCTCCGGATAAATGGTATTTTCGCTTTATTACGTCACATGGATATGTAATTGTGATAGCACATATACTTGCTAATGAACCTATTGGTAAATTCAATAGTCTATTATTATTTGAATTATATTTATCATGAACATATTTATATGTTGAAAATGTAATTCCCTGATATGGAATCATTCCTATTGCCGATACTCCCCATCCATTGTACAAACTTTTAAAGCCGTTTTTACGTATGGAATACTTTGTCGCAGATAGTAATGACTTATATTGTTTATTAGATCCAGTAATATCGACCGATAGCTTACTTCTTACTGTTTCTAGTGGATATATAGCGCTATAACTTAGGATGCCCGCAGCAGAGGCACCAATAAACGAATTTACATTGGGATGACGAGGATATAATTTATCACCAATATCTGAAAAATATTTATAAAATGACAATTGTATAGCATTTTGCGGTATTATCCTGGTGCAGTTGATTACATTTCCTTTAAATAATGACTTAAATCCAGTGGTACTATATATATTCCGTATTATCCGACCAACCGATTGATTGCCGTAACTATGTGGATAATTTTGCTGTAACATTTTAGTTATTTCGAGTGGCGATGTTATCGTCCGCGAAATACCCCCAGCAAACCCTCCAATTATAAAATTTTTTGTAAAATCGCCTGTTTCGGGTGATGGGCTCATGGTTATATATTTATATTAAACTTTATATAAATATATTTTAGAGGGACTCGGACCGACCTTCTTTTAGAGGTTGCCCAGACTGTTCTCCGCCGGATTTACGAGCGGGACGAGGTCTCTCGCATAGGAGTTCTCCGCGAAGAACTCCCGTGACCTGTGCGGCCAATATTTTACCAGTCTTATCCGTAGTAGTCTGGTATTCTACATATTCGCCCTGTGTAAGAGTCTTATACACGTTGTCCTTCGTGGTAATCTCGGAATGGTGTACAAAGATATCATCGGATGACTTACAGTCGGTAAGAAATCCGTATCCAGAACGGGGGTTGAACCATTTTACTTTTGCTAAAAATCTTTCATTTGTAGTCGACATTTGTTATAGTTTTATAACTTAAATAAACTTTAAATAAATATAGTGTTTAAATTATAAAAAGTAAATGTAAACGTATTATAAATGAGGTTATTAACTAAAATTGTTATTATTATTATAGTGATTCTCACTATAATGCATTATCGGAAATATAAAGCATATGCCCCCGACTACGAAATCCAACAACAAGAATTAGATTACATAGACGGCAGCAACCTATATAATCAATTAAATCCATTAATTATTACATTTATTGAGGATAAAAGTTTGTTAGAAAATGTTAACACCTATAAACTCTATTCGCCATTATCCGTATCTATTAAAAGTTCCATATATAATACAGACAATGATTATTTATCCCATTCTGGAGAAATATTATTTATTCGGGTAAAATCAGATATAACTCTGGAGTTAATAAATCCAAAATATACCCCCAAATATAAGAAGATTAAAAGTAAGGATAAATTGTTTTCACATTATAGTCTACCGATTTCTCAGAACTCAAATGTAAAGGCAATTGATATTATTTTACACGAGTATAACATTATATTTATACCACGCCATTGGCTATTTAAATTTGCCCATCCTAATATATCCGTGGAATTATACTCCTCTCATAATATTTATACGTATTTATTCAATATATTACATTAAAGGATAATATAACTATATAATACATGGGTGGTGGACTACTACAATTATCTATAACAGGTAAGGAAGATACATATCTGGTAAATAACCCGAATATTAATTTTTTTAAGGCCGTTTATATGCGCTATACTAATTTTTCAATGACATCTATAGAAGTTCCATGTGTTACTTTTAATAATATATATGGTCATAAGCAAAAAGGCAAATCTTTATCCTACAATAAACCATCTATATTTAAAGTTAAAATCCCACGCAATGGAGACTTATTAAATAATATTATGTTTCGATTTGATTTGCCAGATATATATTCAGATTATAGACACCTCGAGGGATTTAAGTATATTGATAATATAGGCAGTGCTATTATTAAAAAAGCGTCGTTGTATATTGAAAATACTCTTATTGAAACCATTACAGGTGAATTTTTATATGCGTATCATACATTGCACCAATCTAAGTCTAAAAATGATTTATATAGTATATTAACTGGAAACAAATCTGAATTAACTGATCCTGGAGGAAATATAGATAAATCCTATCGTAAATCAACCAAGAATGGAACATATTCTTATCCAATAGGGGGCGATAGTAGACCATACTTGTGTCAATTCTATAATACACTGCCTTCTATAACGAGTAATACGATATCTGTGCCGTTGTCATTTTGGTTTAGTCGAATTTCAGGGCTCGCTCTACCATTAGTCGCATTACAAAAACATAGAGTTTATATTGAATTCGAATTACGTCCATTCAATGAGTTATTTACTATAATAAAAAAAGAGGCTTTTCGTGATGACACAATGGAAAACTATTTTGATCCTGTTGGGCATCACAATATCCACACTTTCGGTATAAAACGCTATTATAATGTTACACCAGAAAATGATATTACTTCTGAAATTTTTACTACAACATTTGTTAGTAAAAATTGGGACTTTAGACCGCGTCTTGATATCAATTATATATTTTTAGATAATAAGGAGAGGTTACAATTTGTCAACAATCCACAGACATATTTAATTGAACAAGTTAATAATCAACATGTTACTAACGTAGTAGGCTCTAATACTATTGCATTTAAATTATACCATCCTATTAAAGAGATTATTATTATTCCATCAAGAACAGATATAAAAGACAAAAATCAATGGTTCAATTTTACAAATTTAGATGACAATAAAGATGAACAAAATTATATTAATTACCAAACTAAATATCTAAAAACACAAATCGAACAAACCGGCGACGATGAGGGTGAACTAACATGGCCAAAACAAATAACTAATATTACCAGATGGGCTGCGTCAACTGCGCCAAGTGCAGAAAGCAATCGTAAACATCGTCCATATTATCTACCAAATGAATTACGAAATTTAGTTGATATATGGAATTATAGACCTGTAAAAAAAATACCAACTATTCATAGTGAATCAGATGGAGGTAACAACCCAAATCACGATAAGTATACTGCGAATATTATAGAATCACTGGAAATATATTTTAATAATTCGCCACGATTGGCGAATAAACCTGTGCAATATTTTAATAAAAACCAAATACATAATCACTATAATGGAATGTCTGCGAGAGGAATACTATCGTATTCATTTTCAAAACACCCTGGAGAATTCCAACCATACGGTTCATGTAATATGTCAGAAATAAAGAATATGATATTTAACATTACCTTAAAAAAACCACCCAAAAAAGAAACTTATAAATATAATCTATCAACGTATTTTATAAATTACAATGTATTAGATATTCGTAATGGAATGGGCTCACTTGTTTATAGCACTACTTAAAGATTTTGTATCATTCACATATATAATTATTTGAATGATAGCATGTAAAAAATATATGAATTTTACAACATATTATAATAAAACCATTAATGACACAGTTAAAGATTTTATGAATCTTTTAACCAGTGGACTATGTCTGGAGCTAAATACGCACAATATTTCTTCCGATATAGTTTTATATATTACCTATAATGGTGATTTATGTGTAGGTGACCAAAAAGGTTCTCCTACATCCTCGCTTTTTTTTTCAAAAATATACTGTGTTTTAGTTGAAAATACTCGTAAGGTTAATCTATTCAATAAGACGTCTAATAGTGTTTGGTACACTATTATACTACCCACATGTAAATCGGCTAGGCGTTTTGAAAAATATTATAATACATGTGTAGAAGATTACGAAAAGTATTCGACCACTAATAAAATTAAAACAAATTATATTAAACTCGAATAATTATAGTATAGTAGAATTATCTGAATTACATATAGTTTCTGTAGCTAATGTATTATGCGGGTTATGTATTAATGTGTTTATACGGTCGTCGGTTATTTCTCTACGTCCGTGTAATCTCAGTGGGCCGTAAGTATCAATTATACTAAATGTTCCCGCTAAATACAGAATTGGGAATGTAGCCCATACAAGAAAAGGAACCCACGTATATTCGACCCCATTTAGAGTGAATAGAACCGGATTCATCTTATTATCTGTCTTATAATACCAATATTTATCATTAAATAATACCTCAACTATAAATTCTTGAAGAAGTCCAAAAATAGTTAATAATACTAATTGTTTTATGCCACAATATGCGTTATCATTGCGAATATGAATGAAATACATACCAAATAGTAATATAATACTGTCCCAAAAAGCGTGTAAAATATGAACACTAAATCCCAGAGGATTGTTAAATTTAAATATTAAAAAAGAATCTCCTGCCAGACCAAATGAAATTTCCCAAATAGAAGTAAGCGCTATTCCAAATAAGTAAGTAAGCCATAAACTCCGAGAAATCCTATTCGTATAACGCATCATACCCAATAATCCTGTAAATATGACTGGTCCAATCACATCTATTGCTACTACAGATTGTTGCCATGCAGTTAATGCCATTATAGATATAATCACATACTACTTAATCTTTAATTAAGTAATATGACATTAAAGGAAATTTATTTTTATATTATAAATGACTGGCGCTAAATTACAATTATATTCGCGTGGTACCGAAAGCGCCTATTTAACTAAAAACCCACAAATCAGTTTTTTTAAAAAAATCTATATGAAACATTCTAATTTTGCTATGCAAACAATAGATTTACCTTTTCATACAGTGTCAAATTTATCATTGGATTCTTCTACAAAAATTAAAACCACTCTAGATAAAAATGGTGATTTAATACACAAATTATTTGTAGAGATAGATATTCCGGAAATATACTCTACTTCTATGAAAGATACGGATGGAGGCATCTATAAAAACTTTCATTGGGCCAATAATATTTCTGAAATTATTGTTAAGAATGCACGAATAGTAATAGGCGGGCATGTAATAGAAGAATATGATAGTGAATATATTCATGTTTATAACCGATTATCAAAAAATAGTGATAGACAAGCTCAATTAGATAATATATTATGCACAAATAACTTGAAATATAATATCAATAATTATAGAAAATATTCCAGTGATAAAACAGAAAATAGGTCGGTAAGTTATACTCAGCAGTTTGATTTAGCAGCATATGATGAAACGTTGTCTGCAATTGAATCGGCAACCGAAGCAGCAAACGAATTCTCTATTTTATATGATAATCTTGGTGATTTAATAGCCAAACTAAATATCTATATCGCTACATCACCTCCCGGCGATCTGTATGACGTCAAGTCCGCCGCAGTAGATATAAATACATCAATAGAAGAATCTAATAAAATTATCGAAATAGCCAATGAATCGACTTTGTTAGCAGCTGCGGTCGTCACAGATATTAATATTTCACATCGAATTAACTTAGACGAGTCACCTTTAGAACAATGTGCTATAAAGGTAGTTAATACTAGTAGACGATTGTTTAATCTATCAAACGCTATTACCACAATTATAAAGCAGGCGTCTGATATAAATGAGACTGATGCTATTGAGTTAAAAGGCTATATCGACGACGCATCTGATCTAAAAGGAGAAGCACTTATTGACACCAGTGATGCGCTTACGTCTCTTAAAGAGGCTGAAAATGGTGTAACAAAAACAGAATCGCGTTCATATGTAAACACTGGATATAATATCATACCGAGCACTACCAAGCAATCTATTAAAATACCGCTTCCATTTTGGTTTCATAGAAATATTGGATGCTCATTGCCTATATCTAATCTACTCTATCATGATGCTATTATTGAAATAGAAATACGCCCACTTAATCAATTATTAAATTGTGTTGTTGATAATACGATTTCGGGCTCGGGTGGAGAAATTATACATTCGCAAATAAAAAGTATATCAGAAACATCTTTTAACAAACATGAAATTATGAATATATTCAAAAATAATAGGTGGGAATTCTCTCCTGTTTTAAATGCCACATATATATTTTTAGATAAAGGTTTACAGCAAGATTTCAGAAATAACACTCTGCAATATATAGTCGAACCTGTTAGAAAAATGGTAATTTCAAATGTTTCTGGTAAAATTTCCAGTCTTGAAAAAATAACTGGAGAAATGCCAAATCACCCATGTAAAGAATTGTTTGTCATACCTCGTAGAACAGATATGAAAAAAACAAATAACTGGTTGAATTTTACAAATTGGGATACAAATAGTAATACTAAAGATTTTTTTGACTATCAGACCTATTTTTATGAGTTAGCAATTAAAAATGGAAATAATAATCCATTAAAGTATCTTTTAGATAAGATATTACATAAACATACATTTGTGTATACAGAAGAGCCACTATATATAAGAGGTAGGCAAGTTACACTAATGAAAGAACTAGAGAGTTGCTTAGATGAAACGATTTTAGAACATGCAAAATCTACATTTGCAGGGGATAGTTCGCCTGTTCAGCGAAGATCACCAACTATCCCAAGTGATGTTTATGCATTCAATAAAATTCAAATGGAATCATGGGAACTCGCAGACAACATTGTCGCACACACCATGCTTCAAAAATGGAAAGAGATAATAGACTACTGGAACTCTAATAAAATGATACCTGTTAGTGGCCCTTATAGTATTACACAAGCAAGATACTATTGGGCACAAGTTTGGGACATACATAGACTACACGTATTAGATAGTGAGCTTTCTGTTGCCACAACCGATGACTATAAAAAAGCTATTATAAAAAAAACACATTATCGTGAAGAATGGCGTAAAGAATGGAGTGATTATGTAACAAAACTTGTAGAGTATTTAAATACGGAGTCAAAATTAGAAAGACTAAAATTAGAATATATTGCCAAATATACAGCCGCGGATAATCAAAAAACACTTGATAAAGGCGTAAATTATTTACCATATGATGTAGAATTATTTGATGATGACTCCCAACCTTATCGACACGAAGCACTTCTAAGTCTTGATGATATTTCAAAATTCGCAAATATATGGAATTATCGTGATTTTAATCTAATACCGTCTATTAATAGAACTACTTACCCATATTTTAGCATAAATATAATTAAAGATATGACTATATTGCTTGATGATATGGTTAGAGTAGAAAAGAAAGACTACGACTATTATAATAAAATTCAGCCATATATACATCATCAGTCTTATGTAGAGGGGATATGTAGTTATAGTTTTAGTCTCTATCCAGATAGATTTCAACCAAGTGGAAGTTGTAATTTGGCCCATATTAAAAATATAAATTTAGAAATATCACTTAAAGACCCGAATACTATTACATACGGGGATGATAAAAAATCTACTGAAACGTACAAGTATGACGTCAATGTATATATGACCTACTACAATATTCTCGAAATCAAATCTGGAATGGGAGACTTATTATTTAAAATATAGATTCTGCTAAACCAATGTAATCTTTGGTATATTGATTATATACTAAAGATTAAAAATATTTATATTATACATGACAGGTTCATTACTTCAACTTGCCGCTATTGGCAATGAAGATATCTTTTTTACTGGTAATCCAGAAATGAGTTTTTTTAAAGCAGTGTATAAAAGACATTCTAATTTTTCTATGGAAAATATAAATATTGAGTTCGAGGGGGCAAAAACTCTTCATTTTAATTCAAATACGACCCTGTACGCCACCATTCCCAGATACGGTGATTTACTATCTAGAATGACTCTAGAATTTAATCTACCCGAAATAAAAAGTGAAGCACCTTACAGATGGATAACTAATCTTGGTTCAAGTATTATTAATCATGTCAAAGTATTTATAGGCCCACAGTTAATTGAAAAAATTGAAGGCGAATACATAGAGCTCTACCATAATTCTGTATTAACTAACGAGCAACTTAAAACATATAATGAATTAATTGGTAATGTTCCTGAATTGTATAACCCTTACCGAAATATCGAAGATATCAGGATGATTCATTCCACAGATAATAGCAAGAGATACTATAATACTGTGCCCAATGTTTCCAATAGAAGAATTAGTGTTCCGTTACCATTATGGTTTAGTAGACATGATGGATTAGATATTCCCATGGTTGCACTACAAGATGTTCCTATTAAAATTGAAATCGAGCTTAAATCTATAAAACAATTATATATAATTGGCTCAAGAGAAACAATACTATTAGAAAAATCATATTCTGATAAAGAAAAACATGACGCTATTCCTACTAATATACGTCGGAATCTGAATGATGAAATATTGTTTAGAGACAATCAGATACATCCATTTATATATAAAGCACCCACAACTAACGGCATGTTTGGAAATGTATGGACATTAAAACCGTGTCTTTCAGTAGATTATACATATTTAGATGACCAAGAGAGTCGATTGATGAAAAATTTTGACCATAGATATCTTATTGATCGGGTGATATGTAAAGAATACATTGGACATACCGCCCAGAGTATCATCGATATCGAACTATTTAATCCCACTAAAGAGATATATATTGTTCCTAAAAGAGACGACATGTCTAATGTAAACCAACACTCTAATTATACAAATTTAGATGATCATCTGGAAAAAAAAGATACCTTTGCATACCAGACCTATTTATACAAAGTATGTTGTGAATACTATCACAAAATATCTACAAAATATAATGAATTAATAAAATTATATACTGAACTGAAAAA